AGTGTATGGTGAGTTCGGATCGGGTAAGACACAATTCTGTCTTACATTGGCAGCAGAAGTGATAGCAAATAACGGTAAGATTATATGGATAGATTGTGAAGATACATTTCGACCTAGAAGATTGGCAGAGATAATCATAGCAAGAGGATATGCTACTGACTTGGAAGATTCAAAGAAGTTCCTAGAAAATATAACATATTATTATTGTCCTAATACGGAACAGATGATGGCTAAGGTGAATAGTCTATCAGATATAATGACTAAAGATAAACCAAAAATAGTAGTATTAGATGGAGCTATAGGTCAGTTCAGAGAGGAATACTTGGGGAGAGGAACACTCGCTGAACGACAAAATCAAATTGCACATTTGATGACACACCTAAAGAACATCTCTTACTACTTTAATACAGTAGTATTATTTACAAACCAAGTTCAAAGTGATCCAAGCATTATGTTTGGTGATCCTGTCAAGCCTATTGGTGGACATATAGTAGGACACGCACCTACTTATAGGATATACTTTAAGAAGAGTGGAAGAAAACATATTGCTAGAATGGTAGATAGTCCTGAAGATCCTGTGGCTGATATGCAATTTGACTTGACAGAAAAAGGAATAGCAGATGTGGAAGAATAATTGGAACAGTATAGAAAGATTTATAAAAGAATCACACCACATATAATTACGGAATTGGTCTAAACATATGATATGATGTCCATGTTCCACATGGGAGATGTGGGTGCAACACCTACATTCCGTACCATTGATGTGAAATGAAAATAAAAGAAAAATACAGAATAAAAAAAATAACAAATGAAGAAGGAAGGAAGATAGTTTTAGAAAAACATTATCTTCATAGGGCAAGACCTGCCTCATACGCCTTTGGATTATTTGACGGTGAAAAAATGATAGGTGTTATATTATATAGTGTACCTGCCTCACCAAACCTATGTGCAGGTATATGTGGGGAAGAAGAAAGACATAATGTGATGGAGTTGTCAAGATTGTGGATAGAGGATGAGAGTATGAAAAATGCTGAATCATTCTTAATAGGAAATACAATAAAACAACTAAAAGAACAGATAATTGTATCTTATTCTGAACCAGAATATAATCATAGGGGTGTTGTGTATCAAGCCACTAATTTTATATACTGTGGACTATCTGCAAAGAGGACAGATCCACAGATTAAAGGATTAGAACATAAGCACGTTAGAGGATTCAAAGGAAACATAGAAGAGTTAAAAGAAAAGTATGGTGAAGATAATGTAAAGATTATTCATAGACCAAGAAAGCATAGGTATGTATATTTCAACTGTTCAAAGGGAAGAAGAAAATATCTACTTAATAAACTAAACTATAAGATAGAACCATATCCAAAAGAAGTGATAGAAACACCTACATCAGATTTTTTATGTGATGTTTGTGGTTATGAAAGTCCAACACAAAAGGATTTCAGCTCCCACCTCACAAGGCGATTTCATTTAGAGCAGATTACTACGTAACACTTATAAGGTAAATAGATTTATATACTATGTGTATAGGCTATATCTAAGTCATATTAACAAAGCTTGGGAAGGTTTAAACGTTTTATCCTGCATTGATGCCTGTCACATTTAATTATGAATTACAAATGTAAGATATGTGGCTGGAAGAAAGAGCAAGGATCATTGTATTGGACTACGGAAGACCATCACGAAGTATTTGAACATGAGAAAACACATAGGAAGTATAAATGTGACACTGGCATACCAAAGAATAGGGGATGAATCCGAGAGAACGGATGAGGGCATCCAATCGCAAGGCAGTTCTTTGGTTATTAAAGAATGGCTATGATGACATTTGGTTAAAGGCACATGGTAGAAGACATGATTTAGTTTATACCACAGGCGAATGGTATAGGGCATTGGATTTATGGAATCTTTTTGACGGAATATGTATTGATGAGGGTGGTAATGTGGTATTCATACAGATAAAAACCAATGCTTGGGCTACGGAAGAGCCAATCTTTGACTTTATGAGGGATAAAAAGAACATGAAAGTCCTTTCTATCAATGTTTATAAGAAAAAGGGTAGGTGGGATGTCAAAGTTAGGGCATATTGTATGAGAGATATACACGAATACTTTAATATGGAAGATATAAAGAAAGAATAATGGCAGATATAACAATAGTGGCATCAGGTGTATGCAAACTATGTGGACACCCACAGAAAACACATGAAGATAATTCTGGTTGCACCGAATGTGGTTGCATCGCAATCGGATCATACTAACACTTAATAACCATATCTAAGTAGTTATATAGTGAGAAAGGATTCTAACGGAAACATAATTGGTGCTGGTGAAGACACAGCAGTTGCAATACTAGAAGAATTAAATGCTTTAAATACTAATGTGGAAATTATACGGCAACAACCTCTTGTGGGACTACTGAAAGATGAGTTTAAAGACAGTCTGGCAGATTCATATTTAAAGCATAAAATTGACATAATGATTGTTGGGTTGGATAAACCTGTGGTCGTAAGAGTTCAAGGTAAAGACCATGAAGGTGTATTAAAATCAGCAAGAGATACAGTTCAAAAGAAAATATTAGAATGGCATAACTGCATAGTTGTTGACTTGAATTGGTATGATTGTCCAAATCTTTTCAAAGAAAAATTGAATGACGGTAGTAGAGAGGAAGTTAATAATGCCTTGTCTTCATCAGGTGTTCAGTTCTGATTATCTATACAGGTGGTCAGGAGCTTTGGTTTCTTCTGCTGTCTTCTCGTCATCTGTATCCCCACTTGTCTTCTGTTTAAAATAGACATTATACAGTTCCATTTTCTGCTGTTGAATTTTCTCTCTAATCATTAGTAGAGCAATATCAACCTCTATAAAACTAAGTCTATTAACACGATATGCCTCGTCAATATCATCATCAAGTTTGTCATGGAGTTTCTCAATGACATCCCAACGTGGCTCATGTTCGTGTTCATCATGGGGTTTTTCAACTGTTTCACCCTTCTCTTTCTCTGCCATGATTTTATAAGACGGTAAAGACATATAAAGTTATCTTATTTTATGCCTTACTTTGCTTACAATAGCTAGGGTAACACCAATGATCGGTATCAATTCTAGGGTATCAATACCATAGAGGAAGAAATCAACAAACATACCATGATTGTGTAAATACCCACCACCAAACACACATTCCAAAGCCCACCATGAATGAGGGATTTGGGCGTATAATATGACGGCTGATATAATAAGGCTCTTAGCCATGTGTCTTTCATACCAATCTAGGAACTTAGTAATGGGATTAGACACATAAATAGGGAAACATTAAAATATTTAAGGGTTTCTAGTAATCATAGGTATGGTCAAAGTAGATTTCAAAATAGAGAAGAACGACAATAGAGGTATCTATTATTCTGAAACTGATAGATGTCTTATATATCTTCCAATGCATGAAACCTTAGAGGATTTATACAAAACCATAAACCATGAAGTGATTCATCATTGTCTTGATCAGAACGGTGAAGCAGAAAATATGGATGAGCTACAAGAGGAGTCCCTCATCTTTTTTATCCAGTGGGCAGACACAGCACTATAAGTCTTACTAACCAGCTAGAAACATCTCTTAAATGCTTTATATAGTTCTGCTGCGAAAAAAAATTAATATATAAACAATATAGCGTACAATATTTAAAGCATTTGTATTTTGGCGAGTCTTAGTCGTGCGTTTTTGATTCGAGCTTCCTCGTTTCTTCTCTTTCTTACACCCTCACACCTATAACCATACACCGTACAGTAATATCTACCGACAACACCCCATGTTCCATCCATAAGAATGTCACATCCTAAGCACTTCCATTTAATAGCGAGGTTTTTCTTTCCACTATTACTTCTACACCTTATGCAAAACCTATACTTGTATGATTTAGTTTGTCTATCAAACTCATATTCAGTAAGAGGTTTCTTACAATAGATGTTACAGCAAACCAAATCCTTATGTTGTAGGTTGTGGTTAGGTCTTTCAGGTCTTCTAGCCCACTTTTTCATTACAGTTCTACTCTTTCTCATGTTTTTCCTACTCTCTTTAGGATTAGAGGTATGTCCTTTACTTCTATCTTCACTAACTTCTGAACAGTTATTGGTATTCTTACATAACAATACTTTTGTCCATTCCTTGATCTTCTTCCCAAAAACATACACCTAGTAGAACAATACTTTGATATGTTATTTCTACTTCCTACACTACCTATATCTCTACCACATATAACACAATCTCTTATTGTTTTCTTATGTAGTCTTTGGTAGCGTTCCTTACAATATTCAGCATTTTTCATACGCCAATCTAATTCCCTACATATTTTGGAACAGTATTTATACCCAGCTCCTAAGAATCCTTTTTGGTATAGTTTGGCACAACATTTACATTTATTAGTATCTCTTGACATCTTTTTCCTCCCAATATTTTGCTATCTTCTTTATGCAATCATCACATAGTTCAAGTCTATCAACTTTACCTTTTACATTTTCAGATAAACATATGTTGCATATCAACGCCAATCCTCCTTAGTTTCACGTTTAGGATAATGACCAGCACCAAA